GGTACGCCAAAGATCTCTAATCTGCTGAAGATACTCTGGCGTATTAATTTTGGTTGCCAATGCTTTGAGATCATCAAATGCCATTAATGATCTGTTTCCAATACGTCGCATTGCATCATCTATTAGAGATTTTTCTCCTGGTAGTCCAAACATCTCTAATCTGCTGAAGATACTCTGGCGTATTAATTTTGGTTGCCAATGCTTTGAGATCATCAAATGCCATTAATGATCTGTTTCCAATACGTCGCATTGCATCATCTATTAGAGATTTTTCTCCTGGCAGTACTGTTATATTAAACCCTTGAATAGTATCAGTATAAGAATATCCAGGACCTTGTAGTCTATATGTGGCACCATAACTTACACGCTCTAGACCAGCGTCTTGTGGACCAATTGGTATTGACGATGCACGAAACCCTTTAAGCCAATCCCCGATTAGTTCAAATGCTTTACCTGACAGGTAGCCAAGCACTGCTACCTTGATACCTTTGCCTATTGCGGTAGATAGTTTTTCACCTTTGATTAGTTCTGCTGCACCACGTAAAATTTGACCGGCAACAGCACCGCCAGCTGGTCCAGCACCTAATGATGCAAGCACAGTTAATAGACCAATCACTGCTGCACTTTTACCTGGATTTTCTTTCATCCAGTTACCTAATGTACCAAGCGATGCTGTTAGGTTTGGAAACTTGTCTGCAACTTTTGTTTTTAGCTGATCAAATTTCTGATCAGCTTGTTGTACTGGTGTGGTATCCTGTAACCATTTGCCAAATTGATTAATTGCATCATTGACTTTTTTTGCATAATCAATACCGGCTTTGGCAGCGTCAATACCTTTACCAATTGCTGAACGATTTTTGCCGCTGGCAGTTAGTTCAGCTTCTACATTACCAAACAATGACCTAATCTGATCTGGAGTAAGTGTTGCTTCAATAACTGGAAGAAATGTTTTATAAACACCTTCAACAATCTGTTGCTGATCAGCAGTTAGTCCTCTACAACTTTCAGATAATATCTGATTGTTGTTTAAAAGCTGTTCTCTTAGAGATATGTTGATTTCTGCAATTTTCATATTAGGCCTTACTTTTCTTAACTGGTCTAAAACTGTCAACTAATGCCAGTGCTTCTTTTGCCCAATTATGCAAAATAGCATAAGCTTCGTTGCTTGCAGTGCTACCTGGAACTAGTGTTCTTTCTTCTGCTGCTAGTTTGATCCATGCTGATGTAAGAATCTTAAATCCGCGGGTAGCATCGTCTACTAGTTTTTTTAATTCAGCAGCACGTTCCGGTGTGTTTTTTTCTGCTGGTAAGTGTCCAAGTAGTGCTGCTTGTATTCTATTTCGATTGATTACTTCTGATGGTCGTGCTGCTGCGGCAATTAAACGATCAGTTGGCATGTTTACATATGTTGACTTTAGATTACCAACAATTTGTAAAATTAAATTACCAAGATTGTGTTTAAAATTATTATCTGCTCTTAGTGCAACATGTAAATCGCTACCAGGTGTAAGCAAACTTGCATTAATAATATCACCAGTGTTGTTAAATGCTGCTAGTCGTGCTGGAGTAAAATTAACTTCAACTGGTTCTGTAGATTTAGTTGGCGAGCTTGTAGGGCCGCTAGTGCCAATATCGTTCATATGTGCAAATTCAGCATGAAGTATAGTTATTGCTACTACCAATGAAACATTGTCAATATACTGTTGGAGTGTGGTGTCTGCCTCACCGGTTGGTGCAGTCTTAGATGTAACATAATTGTTGATTAGATCAGCAGTTTCGCTAGCCTTAAATGCACCTTTAGCTACAACATTGACACCTTTAAGGATGTCTGCTTTGTGCTTTTTAAAATATTCAATTAGCTCTACATTAGTGATTACTAGTGTATCTGAGTTTTTACTAATATCAGCAGCTGAGCTAAATGCCGCAGCAATAAGCTTGTCAAGTGGAACTTGATCACCTGGTGATTTGGTATTTAGATCCGGGCGAGCGCCTGTGATACGCGACAATGTGCGATCTGCAATAGCTTTAGCAACCGTGTCTAAATTAACACTACCACCTCTTAGCGCACTAAAAACTGCGCTGACATTATCAAACCCAACCTTGCTAGTTACACTTTGAATTTTTGATAAAACAGTGTCTAAAAATCCTTCCTCAAGCTCGTTAATTTTCATTTTTCTTCGCTTTCTTTTATAGCACGCACACCGCGGGTAAATTTTGCAGAATCATTATTTTTAATAGAAAGCTGTAGTCTACGAACTAGTTCATCAGATTGATGTTTTGGGTAGCTGTTTTCTATTATTTTGACCAAATTTGTTATTCTAGCAATGGCTTGCAATGCTAGATTTTCAACCAATAGATGTTTATCACGCTGTGGAACAAGCGTGGTAATTTCATCTAATATACTGCGAGTCTTTTTCTGCATGTCTAGCTCTATTTATTCTTTCTGGTAAATAGTCTCACAAGGAGATTCATGTTAAAATGCAACTTTCTACTAATGCCCAACAAATACGCGACTTAATTTCGCGTCTTGATACAGTTAGCGAGCGCAATGATCCAGTAACTGGTGAACCAGAACACGAAATCGACAGTGGCGAACTTAACCGTTTAAAAACTGCTCTAAAGCCACTGGTCAGTGATGAGCTGCAAGGCCGTTTTATTGTTGTTCTTAATAAGATGCGTTCTGGTGCACCAATTACCACTGGTGAAGCCAAATTGATTACCGTTGCTTTTATGAGCATGGCTGATATTGTTGCTAGCGATCCAACACTTATTAATAGACTGCGCTCAGATATTAAAAAGTTCAACAATACTGAAGATGATGTTGTTGAACCTGAAGATGATATTGCAGCAGACGTAAATCCAGACCTTAAAGTCAAATAATTAGACTTCTCTTGTAAACCCTAAAGCCTTAAGCTTGTCCCTATTTACTGTAGATACTACTGGGGCAGCTTGAGGCTTTGTTTTGGCCTCAGATGAATCGCTATCAACAATACTGGTACCTTTTCTGATCTTGTTAAAAACATCAGCAGCTGATGTTGTTGTTGGTTCAGCATTATCGTCAAGATCTGTAATACGCAGCGTCATTGGATTAAACTCTAGATCAAGCTTTTGTCCAACTGCGCTGGAACTACGAGTTTTCATAAACTGAATCTGCACACGATTGCGTTCGCGCATTGCTGGTGTTGCATAAATGCCAAGTACATTGTCTGCTGTTTGAATCTTACTCAAGCCACCTGCAATCATAGAATGGTCAAATTCAACACTTTCTACAGCACTACGATTCAACTGCGATGCTGTTGCCAACAATAGCTGTTCTGTCACTGCGATATTACGCAACTCTTCCGAAACTATCTTGTCCTTGATGTAGAGATCTGCAACACTAATCTTTTGACCTGCTGGCATCATAAGGTCTAGATAGTCAACTAGAAATGCATCAATCTTTACATTCTTTTGCACTTGAAACTCGCGTATCCACGCAAGCAGGTCATTAGCAGTTACACCATTGGGCAGCTGAACAATCTGTAGTAACCCGGCTTTCTTGCCTGCCATCTTTACTTTGACTTCAACGTCTTCTAGCTTTTTGAAAATTTCCCTAGTAGCAATATCAGTTAGCATAGCATCCATTCGCATACTACACAAACCTTCACTAAGTTCAAGACTAAAGTAAACTGTGTTCATGCCTTTGGTTGCCCAGTTAAGTGCAAGGTTCTGCAAGAACAAGCTTTTACCTGCACCACTTGCACCAGCAAAGATGTTTAGTTCACCGCGATTAAATCCACCATAGAGTTTGTCATCGATAGTTTTCCAACCAGTGGTAATCTGTCCATTGGCGTTCTTTAATAGTTCTAGTCGCTCTCTGGGATTTTCAAAATAGTCTGTACCAAAGGTCTTGGGCAATCCTACCTGTACTGCATCTTTGATCAGCTTTTCAACGGAACCATACTGACCTTTTTCAATAAGGTCAGCAGATTGTAAGATTGCTTTTTCAATTGCCTTGTGCCTGGCAAAGCCTTCAAACTCACTTAAAAACCACTTGGAATGTTCTTCGGCTTTTGCCTCAAGATTAGCTAGTTCAATTCCTGCTGTTGCCTGTACCAGTGTAGCATCAGGTATATTGCCCTGTTCGTTGATATAGTTTTTGATAAACTCAGCAGCGGATCTAAGCCGACGATCAAAGTGTTCTGGATCTAGCACATTTTGACAGCGAGCAGCTAGGTTTCTGTTGCTGATTAAAAACTCTAAAAACAGTTTTTGTAAATCATAGCTATATTCTTTTACTTCATTTGTCATTGATAATCAATCTTTAGGCGTGCAAGCATTAGATCTTCTGGATCCTTAAAATAAAAAGTCATTGTACTAAAAGTAGAACTATACATCCATCTCTGATCAACACCGGGCGGGCCAAAACTATTAATCAGATCATCCATAATACGGTTCCATTGTTTGATAGTTAGATATTCACCATGGCTAACAGAAAATTTATGCTGTTGTTTAGGTTCAATATTATTGAAAGTAAAATAATGTACTAGAACAT